TCTCCGTAAACGCTTCGTCGAGCCGCCTGTTTTCGGTCACTGACAGTCTCGCCACTGCGTCGAATATTTTTCTTTTCAGCCTGGCTGAATTTTCCGGCCGCTCGTCGTTTCGCGCGCTTTCGAGTCGCCCGCTTGGCCGTCGGCTTGCGCCGGTACTTCATGCCCTCAATTCGCTTCTTGCCGGACGTTCGCTTCGTCCCGATGATCTTGCCCGCTTGAACTCTTCGAGCGATGCGCGTTGCCTCTTGCAGGGCAACCACGACGTCCCCATGCAACCGGGCCAACGTCGCGTCATCCTCGGGCAATTCTTTGGCCGAAAGCTCCACCATGAGCTCTTGGAGGTCCTCCTCGGACAAGCGATCCAAAGGTAGTGCAACAATTCGCGCCAGCGTTTCGCGATTGACCAGGCGACTATCAAGCGGGCTCCCTTTGGACTCGCGAATGTCTCCAAGAATCGACATAAACTCGACAACTTGCTCGGCAAGATCGTTATCGCCAGCCGGCACTTCTTTGGATTCAAGTTCGCCAATGAGCGCCGCAAAGTCCTCCGCCTTCATCGCTCCAAACGGCAATTCCAAGACACGAGTCATGAGCTCACGCGTCATGTAAGGGCCATCGATTGGATCATGCGCCGAAGCGCCAGCCTCCGCTTGCTCAACGAGACTCGCCTGACGACGGCTCCTCGCACGATCGCCAAGGCCCGCAATCGCAATAAGAGAATGAGCGTCCGCCGCTGCGATCGCCGGAAGATCCTGCGGCGCAAACGGGATCCCCGCTGCCGCGAGGTCCTCAGCGAGGTTCATGCTTGACACTTGAAGATACCGATTCATTGCTTCGTTCCTGCTTCTACGTTCTCGTCCATGAGTATCACCCGGCCAAGCGCACTCGCAAAAAGATCGTGGCACTCTGCAAGTAGTGCCAATTCATCGGGCTTGGCTAGCGCAAGAGCGGCGTCAATGGTCGAAACCAATCCATCGAGGTGTCTGGCGGCCGGTGGTTTTGAGCGTGAGAGCACATCCGCCATCTCGGCCAAGTGCGTAAGCGAAGACCGAAGCTCACCTTCGAACTCCGGAAGCTGGACTGCGCTCAATCGAGCATAGGGAGTTTTGGGGATCCCCGAAAGAAGGGCCTCGCGACGACCCTCGGAAATCGACGCGCTCGCGTCCCGCCCCAGTCGTGCGATTGCCTCCTCCTGCTCTCGAACGCGCCGTGTCAGATCGTCCATCCAGTAGCCCGCGGACTCGCCCAAAATCATCACGAGCGACTGCAATCGATTGCAGCTGGGCGGAGAATTGTCGTCCAGAAGCTCTGCGACGCTCGCTTTGAGCTGGTCAGCCACGTTCCGAGGCGAATCCTCCGACTCTTGGGTCAAGGTCACGCCAGCATCCAAAATCTTGACGACCATCTCGTCCCCCTTCCCCTCCCACTCAAGTCGAACAACTTTGTCACCCGCGACCGCAAAGGCGTGGTCACGATGCGTGGCAAAAATCGACAAGGGCGTTTGGCTCTCGGCGTTCGCCTTCTCCAAAACATGCGCCATGAAATCCTCCACACTGCCTTCGGACAAACGATCCATTTCTTCGCGTTGCAAATACATTTAGACTGCCCTCTTTGTCCGGTCGCTGTGCTCGCGGAGTTTCAGTGCTCTATTCACATGCTTAATAGGTTTGGACAACGAATCTAATTTCAGGGCCATCGTGCCACCCTGCTCGTCTAGCCGTTTCTCCAGGCGAGACAGGCCCGTCATGACCGCTTCACGGAGCGACTCTTGGGCTTGATCGGGTTGAGGCGGGGCGCCGTCGGAATTATCCATGCCGACCGCTAACGGATAACGCTCGCCGATTGTCTGCTGCACAGACGCCGCTCGCAATTCGCTCTGCTCTGTCTCGGCAACCTTGGACCGCTGGAGTACGTCGGATTCCTCCGCCGAGAAGCCGAGAACGCGTTCCAGGATCCATGTCTTTGGCAACCAATCCTTTAGCTTCTCAGCCACATCGAGCTTAGCTCCCATGAGCTCAATCTGCGCGAGCTCGAAGATGTGGCTCGGAAGCTTCATTTCGAGCTCCCAATCCGCCAAGTCCGGATCGACACCGAGAATCGCAAGATGCATCCGGCACGCTTCGGAGTAACCGGCGATCAACTGCTGCTGCACTCGCATCGTCGCCTTCGCAAAGCGGACGTCGACGTTACTTAACGCGTTGCGGCTGGCCTCAATGTCGAAGCCAAGGTAGGCCCTCGGCACGCGAATCGCCGAAAAGAACTTGTCTCGGAAGTACTCGAGATCGTCGACCACCTGATAGTCGGGACCCGCAAGCACGTCCACCCGTGTCGACTCCTGCCCGCCCCGCATTGGAAGCCAAAGGTCCTCGTTCATCCCCATGGGATTGTTGCGAAGGCCTAAGATCCCGCGACTCGGATTCCAACTTTGCTGTTTCTTGTACTTGCGCTTGACCGCTTCGACGTAGGCCATCGACTGGCCTTGCGGAAGCTCGCCAACATCGACGTAATAGGCAAAACGCGCGGGCGAGCGCGTGAGTCGATAGATCAACGCCGAGTCCTCAAACATCGCCAAGCGCGGAAATATGTAGCGCGCCGGCTCAAGCACGCTTTGTCCGTAGGGCGCGGAAACATGGCGAGCTTGAAGGCGCCAATGAATCACCTCCCAAGGCTGGAAGATCGTGACATCATTTTCCCTCGGGTTTAGGCCCGCGCTGGCCTGCATGTGCCCGTACGCGCGCGAGTATCCGCTAGCCGGAGGCACCGCTGCCTGGCTCTCGCCGTGGCGCATCCGATGGACCGCCTCCCCAACTTCGCGATTCGTAATGTTGAATTGGCCCGTGATGTCCTGAACAAAGCCAATGAGCTCGCCCGTCCTGGACTCCACTCGGCGCACGCTCGGCGTGGGCATAAAATTGATGCCCAGGACGCCCTCGTTGTTCGCCAATACCTCGCCAAAGACGTTTCCGTACATGCAAAGCACGCGAGTAACGGACCAGATTGACTCGTCAACCTTGAGCCGCTTCGTCAAGAGGTCTTCGAGAATCGCTTTGATCACGACGTCCTTACTCTTGACCCAGATCGCCGCGTTCTCCGTGAGGTCCTTGGTCGTCGCATCGTCAGCGTAAATGTCGAGCGCCGCCGCGGCCTCTCCATAATCGGCGATGTTCTCATAGTCCGCGTAACGGCTCATGAGGTCACCGTCAAGCGTGAGCTCATCGTTGAGGCGATGGTAGCCTTGCGAGTCTGGACCCGTCAGCGGAGCTCTCGTGTAGTCCTCGCCACGCTTGAGATCCTGGCCACTCTCTTTGCGCTCGCGGTCGAAGTACTTCGCAAACGCTCTGGAAATATTGCCTGCCAGTCCCATGGTCTCTCGCCTAGGTCAATGGGAAGAGCACGTTGTCATCCCCAAAGTCATCGTCTCGCCCATACTCGCTCCGAATTCGCTCTAAGTCGAAATCGTCACCCACGGGGATCAGCCCGGCCGGATTGGCCCAGCTAAGATCATCCTCGCTGCGACGTGACATCTCTGGCCCTGGCGCAGCAACGGGAAGCCGGCGGCAATGTTCGGTGAGACCCTGAACGACACCCGCGGCTGCATCCGCAACGTCCTTCGACCCGGCCACGGGATGATCGATTTTGCCTTTCTGCGGGTCGTACTCGAGGGCCATGAGCTCACTTTCGAAAGGCCCATAAGGGTAAAGCTCCAGCCGCCCTTCGTACATCGCCGAGCGAAGGTTGTCATAGGGCTCCGTCGTTCGGTCCACGGAGATCACACAGGACTTGATCCCCCGATGACGGAATTGCTGCAAGCTATCGGCGCTTTGAAACATGTCCATGCTCGCGCCCGCGAACGGGAACCCTCGTGATTGAAGCTCGTAGACCAAGCGCCGCACATCCGCCAAAATGATCTGCTCTCCGTTAGGCGGAAGAATTCTCAACATAAACTCAATCACGATATAGGGCGCAACGTCGGAGAACTCATCGCCCTCCGCGTTACGCCGAACGACTTCCACCATCTTTTCGACGTGCCCCACCGCAATCCCCACGCTGTCGCAAGAGAGCGCAAGATCGATGTGAACCCATCGCGCGTGGTTCGGATTGAGCCTTGGCCGGTAATACTCTTCGGTAAAGCCTCCCGCGAGTTTGCGAGTTTTTCGCTCGACCAGTCGATCCCACAAGAACTTTCCGGGCTGCCCGTACTGGTACTCCATCACCGAAAACGGATGAAAGAGGCGCGTCGAATGGCACATCTCGATTCGCTCCGTTCGTGAGAAGTAGGGGCTGATCGCCGACGTGTTGATCCCCGCAATATCGCGGATCGACCCTTCAAGATCGCGGTCGAAATCTTCCCAATATTCGGAAGGCACTTCGATAACCGCCCCTCCCTGTTCTTCAACCCACGTCTCGTTGATCTCCGCCCGAGCGCCTTCCGGATAAACCCGCGAACGCATCGCGGACGAGCCAATCACCACGAAGAACTTTCGGCCGCAATAGTGCTGTTTGGGTCGGATATCCCATTGTGCGTACTCGCGGAGAAAGACCGAGGGATCGTTGATGCTTTCACGTATCCGGCGATCGATAAACCCACCGACGGTATTCGCAGAAGACAACAAGATCATAAAGCCAGGGAAGCCCCCGCCCGCTCGCTGGAATCGAGATTTGATTCGGCGCACCAAGCCCGTAAATACCTTCTCAGCGCGGTCGAACATACCCGCGTGCTTCCGGCCATCGCCCGTGGACTTAATAAGCTGCTTGTTCGTCCCTGCGAAGTTGGCCTCGTCCATGATGCCGGAAAACACGTTTTGGCCCAAGACTCGATCTGACTGAAAGCTCCCGATCGCCAGATTGATCGAATTGGGGAAGGTCGTGTGCTCGCCACCGAAGCCCTTTCGCGGTGCAAAGTTCTCTTGAAAATAGGGACTCAGCTTCAATTTTTCTTCGATCGAGCTCTTCAGAACCGTACGCGCCAAATACAGCGACTTGCTCACGCAGCTCACCATCATCTCGGAACCCGGTGAAAGACCAAACGTCAGCTGCGGATGCGCGAGACATGAGAGTTCGTAGAGGATGCGAGAAATAGCCAGTGAACCAACGGTTGTATTGTGAATAAGCATCCCATTCCCGACGAAGCATCCTGAATCGGGAACTTCGAGATCGTAAACGGGACGGGGGTCCTCCCTCCGCTCAATTTCAACCACCCGATCCCAAAACATATCCCCCCACCAGCCACACCACGCCGGCAACGGACGCTCGCGGGCCATTTTCACGAAAGTTTCATTGCTCAATAGCTGGCCCTCCGGTCGATGTGGCCAGCAAACGCCACCAACCTCAGAACGAAGCTTTCGAATCACCTCCATATCGCAAGGCGTGATGTCGAGGTTCGGATTCCCAGTCTTTTCGAGAGCGACGTCTCGAATCTCGCGGCTCCGTGTTTCCTGGCCGAAGAGCAGCCCAATCGTTTCGAAAAACTGCAAAAGGTTTGACCGTCCGCTGATGCGGAGCTGCCAAGCGTGATATTTTTTGGCAACGACTCGATGTCGGAATTGCGATTGCACGCCGAATCGAAGTAGTGCCGTCTGGACATCTCGAATGAATGGCTCGCTCGCCAACGTGAGTTCAATCCCTGCACTCCCAGTTTTTTTAGGAACTACGAGGCAGCCATCGCATGTGAAAATCCGGTTCAAAAACAAAGCCAGCAGGTCGCTACGAAGGCCCATGAGCTTGGCGGGGATCCGCTTGTCCTTGCTCTTCTGCGTCAAGCCGTATTTTTCGCGAAGCCAGGTCGTCGCGTAGGGATAGACCTCTCGCGCTCGCGTTTTCGACTTTCGGTCCCGAATTGCTGGCAATGAGGCATCCCGGCCACCAAGCTCACGCGCGCATAATTCGAACTCACAAAGGATATCGTCATTCATGCTCGTGAAAAACCAATTGCCCGACGAGCAGGCGCCGTCAGCCATCATGTAGGCGAGAAACTTAATTTCGGCCGAAGGTAAAACCAAAGGAGTCGTCGGCTCGGGCAACCTTCGCGGAGATGCCACGAGTTCGCCTATCGCCATCTCAAGCGGCCGGGTCCATCCGTAGGCCGTCCGCATGGGATGATCGGCCGAAAGCTCAACCCACCGACCGCTCGCGAAGCGAACACGCCAGAGCGGCTTCTCCCCTGACTTCATGGCACGCGCACGTAGTGAGCGAAATCCGTCCTTGTAGCTCACGACGTTCAAAGTCGACTCATTTTCGGCCAGCTTACCGACTTCATGACGTTCACCCGTCACACCGTCCATAACCTCCGTGAAGTACGATACACATTTCCCTACCCCGATAGATCCAGCCAATATCACCTCTCGAATACCGGACAAGGTAAACATCTCTTCGATGTCGTCTTTCCACTTGGGGTAAAGCGTGGTCGTACTTGCACCCATATAGTATTCGTCGAACAAGAACTCTTCGATCGAAACGGGCTCCCAGCGATACACCGAGTCTGTCCCGTAATCCACCGCAGCAATATTCTCCAACGAAGGCCTGGACCCATCGGGCAAGCCCTCCTGACGCAACAAAAGTTCGAGGTAATTTCGCTCAGCATCGCTTAGCGATGCCAACGTTTGGACGAGTAGCTGCGCGTCCTCTTTTTCGGTGCGCACCGAATGGTGACGCCCCTGCTCCTTGCGAATCACCCTCCTACATTATCGGCGTCATTATTTTCGACAAAATCTTCGGGTACATGCGGGCTTTTTTGGCTTGGTTGATTCATCGCCGCGGCCTGCCGTTTGAGTTGGTGGAAAAGTGACAAGACTTTGGCGCTCGACTCCGGCGTTTCCATCGCCTCCGCGATTTCTTCGCCATAGGACTCCGTCACACGCTGCCGAAGCTCAGGCCGAATCGACGTCGAGTCGATATTGAACTTGCCCCGGTCCATCCGAATATCGTGGCTGCGCACGCACATGCGCGAAAGCAATTCGAGATCTTCGGAGCACGAACGCGTCGGGCGTTTGATCATTTGCTCCAGAGCCTTATGCATATCAATCCGCGCGCTTTGGTAGCGAATCGCCGCCGCCATCACTTCCATCTCATCGATCGCCTCAACGGTATCGAGAAACGACGTCACCTCGGCAATCATCACCGGACCGCCCTCCGCCTCGATGGCTTCGACCGTCACCGGCACCGACTTCTTCGGCGACACCTTGCGAAGCGACTCTTTGTATCGCTTGAGGTTTTGCACCAGTGTTTGCTCGACGACATCGGTCGCTAGCCGCTTATCGTTTTGCAACCAATACGCGATCGACTTGTAACCGTCGCCCGCAAGGAGACGGTGGTCGATCTCGTCAATGATGGCTTTTGGAAAGCCGCGAATCCTCCAATGGGCGTCTTTTGCCTTTGGTGGCTCACCCCTCCGTCTTGATCGCGCTGCTCCACTAATCTGCTCAGACGTCCTAGACACGTCTTAACGCTGGGCGATCTTTGCGCGTTTGTCAACGCATGATGACCATTTCATGAGCCAGCAGAGGCCTTCTTCGAGAACTCCATGTCCTCCCACAAGTCATCAAGCTTCTCAAGTCGCCGAAACGCTGCCGCCGGCAATATCATTTCCAGCTCCTCAATCAATATAGCGACTCCGGCAACTCGATCCACAAGCTCCTCGACGCTCACGCACCCTCGCGACCATCCGCTAAGTGTCTCCGCTAACTCGGCACACGCTTGCGGGCCACCCTCCATTTGGTGCTCCGGTCCGTAGTGCAAAAGTAGGCTCGCCACCACATCCTCAGTAGGTCTCGGCTTCATACTCATATGGCCCTCGATATAGGATCATGATAGTTGAGTTTGACGAACGATCAATATGGAATTTTCGCTCTCGGGGGCGGGAACGAGCCAAAGCGCATTTGTCGGCCGCTATGCACTCTCTTCGCCGACTTCGTCTTCTTGAGCTTCACTGGTCAAACTTCGCAATTTGTCGCAAAGCTCGCCACCGAACACCACGTCGCCGTAGTGCTCGGATGCCTCATCGAGGCACACACCAATAAGTCGGACCCCGGTGTAGTTCTCAACGACACGCAAATACGCCTGCGTATCGGTCACACCGGAATGCGATGCGAGGTAATCCAGGCAGATCATTTCCAAGCAGTGCCCCTTCTTGTCCGACTGCGCGATCTCCTTGGCGTGCTCAATGGCCTGCGTCACGGTCCGTTCTTGCTCCGGATAAAGCGGAAACCGAACCTGAACCGCCTTCTCGACATCAACGTCATCCTTCGCCTCGTCGATCTCGGCCGCCTCCTTGAGCGCGCCCGCTCGATTTTCGCGGACAATCGCCTGAATCTCCTTCACGCTTTTGCCTTTGAGCCTGTCCCGCCAGACCGCCGCGTTTCCGTTGTTGACGTAGTCGGTGAGCTCCTTGGCCTTCGTCCAGCCAAGCTCTTTAACCCAGGCTTGGTGCTCTGGCTTTAGCTTCTTCAAGAATTCTGCGAGCTTTGCCAGGTAGTGCGCCGTTCGATCGCACATTTCCAGGTCTCGAATGACGTATTCCTGAAACGTGGCGTACCCCCACAGCCGGTACAGCGCCTCTTGTCGAACCGAATGCAGGCTCTCCCCGAGCTTCCAGTGGCTACGCTCGATATCTCGAACCTCCATTTTGAGCTGTTCGCGAAGCGCCTTTTCGGCTTTTGTCTCTTCTTTACCGTCCGGCAGATCATCCAACGTTTTGAGCTTTGTCATCATTCAGTCCTTCTTCGAATGCAGTTCCACGCAGCCATTGGGCCATCACCCAGGCATCCGCGATATTGTGGTTCGTCGTTTTCAAGCCGTTCTTGTTGGCGAACTCGACAATATCGCTCTTACTCGCTCGGCCTTTGCCCAGCACTGCTTTGCGGGCCGTCCCAGCCGAAACAATGTAAGGCTCGATCCCGAAGGTGAGAAATAGTTGGGACTTGATCACCCCGCCAAGCTCCGCCAGGTCGAAAACGGCCCCCGCACCTGTGCTCCCGGATTTTCCTTTGCCCTTCTTCGTCCCGCCCTTGGAGTAGGCGTAGCCCTCGATCGCTACCTTAGGAACGAATTCCCACGGCTTTTTGCACCGAGCCCCGGGCTCAATCACGGAAAACGAATTGTGTCGGACCCCCTCCACCACCATCTTGGCGATAAACAGCATCCGATCGAGCTTCTCTCGATACGTCGCCTCCTGCTCGAGCGATATCCCCTCGCTCCTCGCAAAATGAATCGTGCCGTTCTTGTCGAGGGCACATAAGCCCGTTGCGCGTAGCGAAAGATCGAGACCGATCACCCGCCGATAGATCGGATCCTCAGGGTTTCCACTCACTTCAATTGCCATTATCACCCTCTACCTTCGAGCCGCTCTCGTCGGGCTCGGGACGCTCAATGCGATTTCCGTTCCCTAGCCAGCCTTCTTCGTCGCACGCTTTACAGGCGGCTTTTCCTTCGCAGGCCTCTTGGGGAAGCACTGGTCCCTCATCGGACAATACTTGGTCCGCGGGTCACTCTTCTTGGTGCAAAGGTGAAGGCGGTCGCAAAGCGGAGCAGGGGTCGGATGATCAGCCACCGACTGTTTCCATTCGTCCATTTCGCGGAGCTGCTCCCTAGAGCGCCGTAGCCCCGCTTGGATCCTCCCAACGGACCCCGCATCGTAGCGCACGATGTGTTCAGCGAACGTCTGCGTCATCGGACGCTCGAAATCCTTGGACACATACATGATCCGAATCTGCTCGATACCCGTCCCCTCGAGGCCCCATAAGTACCCCTGGCACTGGGCGATGTGGTCGACCTTGGGCGTACCCCCTTCGAGCGGGTCAACGTAGGCGAAGCCTCGTGGATTGATCGTCTTGAGCTCCAGGCCCTCAATCAAGTCGCTCGGCTCTTCGGGGTCGAAATTCCAATCCAAGATCCCATCGCAATGGCCGGTGATCGAAAACTCGAGATTCACGAACTCCAGCTCAACCGCTTCAAAGTCCGTCCAATCGACCAACCCCCTTGCCTCGGCCGTGTCCTTGGTCGCAACGGGCTTCCCGCAATTCGGGCACTCGACCTTTGGTTTAGGCGTCCACCGGTGCGAAAGCATCGAGCCCGCGGGCATTCGGTCGCCCTTGACGGTATGGAGGCAATGCGTGCAGCGCCACCACCCCTGGAACACGTCGCCCAGCTTGGCAAGGTAGCTCGACTGAAATTGGTGATGAATCGCGGTCCCCGTGCCGAGCGTGTAAACGCTGTCGACACCCAGTTCTTCCACGATATCCGCATTTTCCAGCGCCATGAGCCCATACATGCGCGGGCAGAGACGCGGCAGGCCACTCATCCGAAATTTGATCGCGTTAGCGGTCAACGTTTTTTGCCTTGTAACCCGCTTCTCGGGCAGCCCACGCAACAATGCCTTCTGGAGGCGCCGCGAAGGCGCGGCCACGGTCGAAAACGCCATCATCGCTCGGCTCAACATATTTCCCCCATTCTCCTTTTCGAACGGCCTTAGCCGCCAAGCTCCCCAAACGCGTCGAGATTCTGCACCGTCATCACCGTTTTAGGCTCCGCACCCTTCCCGGCCGGCACCGTATAAGGGTCGAACTCGGCGCCTCCGCCCACACCCTCGGTCATCTCCGGCGAGAGCCGAATCTCGTTCAGTAGCACACGCAGAACACGAGATTTGGGCTCGATCCCGGGGTAGCGCTTTTTCATCCCCTCCGCCCATTTGGCGGTCGACTCATAGCCCTCAGCCAAAGCCCATTGGGTGGCCTGAGCTGTCTTTGCGATGCGCTGCTCAAAGGTCGACTCGAGCACGGCCCGAATCACTGCGCCCGCGAACACGATGGGATGCCCACCAAACGTCGCACAAAGCACAACTTTATCCCCGACCCGGAAGGGCTGACCCACCTTGAACACGCGCGAAAAAGCATTCGCGCTTCGTACCGTCTCACTTTTTCGGAACAACGCAATCAATGCGCGCGTCTCAAACTCACTCGTATTTATAGGCATATCGAATCTCCCAAAGAGATGACCTGCATATCGCAGGCTATGGTGTAGTGAAATGTTCGTCAATGCCCATGCGCGCCAAATGGACGCGTGCACATTGCGGATTTCCCTTGCAAAAACGCCCAGGAATCGCCTTTTCACTATCCACAGCGTCATCCCCAGGCTCAAGAGCTGGTGCAAATGCACTCTATTTAGCATTAGACTCCAATGCCGCCATTTGGAGCCGTGTGAATACTGAACGAGGGATGGCGACCCATTGTTTTTCGCAAATAGGATCGGCCCCTCCGCGGATCTCAAACTCAAGTGCCGGCTCAAGCCCCTCCGCCATGGCCTCACGTGTGATCTTGGTCAGCCAGGCCGAAGTGATTCGAATCGACTTGTCGCCAGTCGTCTTGCACTCAAAAAGGAATCTCCACATGTCGTGCACGACGCCTGGGGATAACTGCCGAACGTCCCCCTTGGCATAGAAACTGCACCCGCTACCGGGGACGAGTCGGCCACCATGAACCTTGGCCGCGCTCGCTTCCTGCTTGCGGCTCATCCCCTGCGGCGAGGTCGAGTCCCCGAAGATCTTTGGGCGATACCTTGACACGCAACAACTCCTCTTGCTCAGCGACCGACGCAATCAACCGGACACGAACCTGTCCATCTGCACCTTCACTCCAGAGCTTGACCAGGTTGCACCCATGACAGCGCTCTGCAAAATTTCCCCCTTGAAACATTGCCACCGGGCGAAACGAACACCGGTGAAGCCATCCCTTTCGCACCGCGAGGATGACGAGCGCGATCAAAACAAACATGGCAACCACGAGGATGCGGCCCAGTGAAACGTCGAGCTCGCTCAGCCAATCCGCCATCTGGTCGCTCATAGTCTCATCCCCTCCTCATCGTGAGCCCGCCAGCTTTCCCAGGGCATCCCGTTCTCGCGAAGCCTTGAGTAATTCGTAATCGTTGCGCACAGCACTCGCTCGCCATCTTGAACCGTAATCCATTCCCCGTCCTCGAGGGCATCGATCAACACGCTAAGAGGCGCCCCACCTCCTGTGCCGGCGCACGCCTGGAGCTCTGCCGGACTGGCCATAACTGCTCCATCAATGCCAGCGAGCTTGCACAATGCTGTGTAGACCTCCCGAGCATCCTCACCGACCGCCTCACGAATCGATTCCAACACCATAGCCCACTCGGTCCCAACACCTGACGAACCATTCTCCATGCCGCTTAGCTGCTCACAAATATCTTCGGGATCCGCCAGCAGCCCCACTTCATACGTCACCACCTGGCCTCCGCGATTTCGCTTGCGAGTTTTTGTCAGGATTCTTGAACGCTCTAGTGCACCAAGGTTTCTGCCGAGCCTCGCTGGTGTCACGCCAAGCGCTTCGCAATAGGCCGGGACATCGACCGCGACCTGCAACCCACCCGTCAGGAGGGCATCTTGGGCCAACTTATAGAGCGTCTTGCGAGCCCGTGGCGTCATCGTATCCGGCAAGATCATCAAGTCCTCGTTTTGCGTAAGATCGATGACAGCGCTGCACACCTCGGGCAACACAAGATCAATTGTTCTCCCGTCCAAAATCACCCTGACCCTCATGAGGTTCCCAGCATTTTAGCGAGTAATAACGCTCGATACCTCGACTCGTAGTTTTCCATCAAATAGACGTCGAGCTCGGCCCGGGTACGAAACGATTCAACACCGCAAACCCACTTCGCGCCCTCTCGACAAACGAGGCCGTATCGCTCCGCGACGGAGCGCACCTGCTCGACCTGATCGATCTGGGCCGTCAGCACATTTAGTGTAAATGAGCCGGTCTGCCGGGGCGGAGCTGTTTTGTTTTTCTCGGTCCGAAAGCTGATCAAGATCTTGTTGGCCATTGTCATGGCGTCGGCTTTGCCCATCCCATGGTCGTTCGTGATCTCCTCGCTCTTCTTCGACCACATGCGAATCTCAATCGAAGCCGCGAACTTCTGGGCCTTGCCCGCCGGCAACACCTCATTGGTCCCGAAGCTCACACCGACGTCAACCCGCAATTGATTGACCCAGATCTGCGTAACCTCCCGACCGTAATCTTTGAAGACACTGCACATGGCCGCCGTCGTCTTTCGACACATGCGAGACATCATGCGCGCCTGCACGGCCACAAGATCATCCTCCGCCGACTTCTCAATCTCCTTGCGTGGCGTCATCGCGGCGATCGAGTCGCAGATCAACAAGTCGACCACACCGGAGCGCAAGAGGCCGTCGTAGCTATCGATCACTTCCTCGCCAGATTCCGGCTGCTGGATCACGAGCCGACGCGTATCGACGCCAATTTTCTCGTACCACTCCGGGTCAAAGGACCGCTCCGCATCAAAAACGCCCACGCGGAATTCCTCGTACGAGTTTTCCTCGTAGCCCTTGCACCGATCTTCGAACGCACAGACGCGATTGACCTTCGGCTTGCCCGCGCGGGTGAATTCGGGCTCACCATGCTCGTCGAGCACCGGCACCTCAACGTAGGCCATACCGTCCTTCGTTTTGTCGTTGCGCTCCTCGGGATATGGCTTTGGCTTAAAAAGGCCCTTCACATAGCAGTCGCAATGGGCCTGCGCCGCGTAGAAAACCTCTCCGTCCTCGCCGACAATCTCCTCGACTTCCGTGATCTCCACCTCACGCAGGCAGTTTGAGCACAAGCCTTGCGCCCGAGCTGCAATCGCCATCGTCGTGTAGGTTTTACCGCCCGATTCTTTGCCCGCGATCAATGTGATTCGGCCGACGGGGACGCCCCCACCAAGTGCGGCGTCGAGTACAAGGCTCCCCGTCGTGAGGCGAGGGATCGCCGTGGAGGGCGGGGAGAGGACTAAGCTGCCCTTTCCGAATTTTTCGTTTACTGCGCGGCTTACTGCCGCCAATCGACTCAACCGGTTTGCTCTAACTGTCTGCACTGCGGATCACTTTCGGGGAGGGGTCCCCGACGCGCTGCAATCGATTGCAGCTGGCCGGAGCCTACGTCCCCGCGGTAGCGGCCTGCGAACTATCCCGGAGGACGCGCTCCTTTCGAGCGACGATTCGACGCTCAACGAACGCTTGGACCCGCGAGAGAGCGATTTCTAGCGCCTCATTCTCGCCGACCATCTCCGTTGCTCCTACCGCTATCCGCGTGGACTCAAAACGACCCGTGGGGATCGTGCACCCATACTCAACCCGAAACGTCATTTGATGCAAAATACCACCGCCGGACATCTCGTTTTCAAGGCTCTTGTTCTCGCGCTTGATCTCCCGCAATGCCGCGAGCTCACGATCAACAATTTCATCGACGATACCCTCGCAAATCGCGTAGGCCTCCTCGCGGTGTTCGAGCTCAACCATCGCAGAGAACTCGACATCGAACTTGGCAAATCGGAAGGGACCTACGCACACAGTGTCCCCCGTCGCTGCCGACACTTTCACTAAATCAGGCACCGACTGACTTTCGGCGAAATGTCCCGATCTTCCAAAATCTTGCTCGATGACTCGCTCTTCGCCGCCAGTTTTTTTTATGACAGTTTCGAAACTATTTCCGCGTAACCTAATGGCGTCGTTCATAGCCCTCCAAATCTTGGCCCATTGTTTGCCGTTCGTCAATCCGAGGTGATTTCACTTTGGGCCACGGGTTGCCAGTATGCGGCGAGACCTCCAGGCCAACAAAAAAAGCGCTCCCTTTTTTCAAAGAGAACGCCAACATTCGGGGAATCAGGCTGGGAGCGACCTAACGCTTAGGCAACAGGTCTAAGCAACGTGCCGCGCGTCCTTAATCCGCAACTTTGCCCATCCTTTTTCGATCTTCGCCGTAAACTCGACATCGTCAGCACACACGCGCTTAAACGGTTGGCTAAGGACCGCTTGTCGCACGACCTCAACCATCTCCTCGGTATAGAGGCGAATCCCACCTTCGGTTACAATCGGCGTCATCGGCAAACGCCCATTCTTTTGCCAGTTGTTCACCGCGTGCAAGCTGCGCCTGACTCGAGTTGCAAGATAGCTCGCCGTGTAGGCTGGGACGCGCTTAGCGCCAATCTGCACCCAAATCTGCCGACCAATCGTGTCCCGAGGGTTCCTCCCCTCAGCTACGACGCGCTTCCGATACGATTCCGCGCGCTCCTGACACGCACGCCGATACTCTGGGTCCGCGACATACTTTTCCCGTCGCTTTCGGCGACACTCATCGCCATTCAGTCGCCACCACTCCGCCTGGTAATTCCGGCGAGCCTCCTCAGCCTCATCAATATCATCCTCCGGCTCTAAAATCTTCGGATTCCCATCCATATCAGTCTTAGTCACTCCGATGACAACCGCTTCCGGGTAGAATAGTGTCAAATGTAGTCATTGTCAAACATATCGAAAGCTCAATATTGGCCCCAATCTGTCAGTTTTTTCCGGACCGGCGCGAACTCGCCGCGAGTTCAAATCCAATTTCTAAGGCTCGAAGTGCAGAGTCAATGGAAAACCGACTGCGCACTCGCCTAGCAGTTCCTATAGACCCAGATAACACCTCCTAGACACCCAGATAACAGGAGCTAACAATTCCTAGACACCCAGATAACAGTTTCTGGACACTCACCTAGCGAAGCTCACTTAGCAGAGCCTACATGCGGATCCGTACCTACAAAACATCTATGTTACGGCGCAGTGCGAGGCTTCCGCACGAGCACATCGGCGGAGACGATTGTGCGGGCCGAAACGTCGATTCCAAGCTGCCGATAGGTCCTCCTTCGGTGCGTTTGGGCCGTGGTCGCCAGCGCGACCCCCTGGTCGACCAAGTCTACGACAATCGGCTGTGGCTTACTTTCGCACACGCCCGCCCGCCATTTGCACAACGCCTTACATTTCGCCTCATTGGGCTCACAATATCTCTGGACCCTCCCGATGGCCTGTGTGACATCGGAGATCGGCGAGGCAATCCAAAGCACGTCCAGGGCGGGGATGTCGAGCGCCTCCGACACCAGTTGCTCCGTGGCCATGATGATGTTCGCAGATTTAGCCAGCTCCAGCTCCTCGGCATGCCGCTTGACGATCATCAACCCACCATCCTTTTCCTGGAACCAACTCCCCGTAAAGGCGTCCACAACGATGTTCGCGCACTCGTCGAGACGGATGAGGCGCCCTACCTCCTCCGCGATCAGCCGCAAATGCTCAAGCCTGCGCGCGAGAACCATGACTTTTCGCCCTGCTTTGGCCGCCTCCAGAACATCCTCCGCAATGAGCGAATTGCGCTCAGGTGACTTGGCAAGCTGCGGCTCCAACTCACTCATCGTGAGCGAGCCTGGCATCCGTATCTTGCCCCCCGCTCCCATGACCGCACGAATCTCTGGCTCATACTCCAAAACCCTCAGTGCCGGGACCATGGACTCTCCTTGGTGCTTCCAGCCGACCTCGCCAATGTGATCGAAAAACGCCCGAGCCATCCCATCCTTGCGGCGCACAGTCGCAGAAAGACCGAGGCGGAATCGGGCGGGGAATTTTGGGACCACTGGCGCCCACGTCCGCGCGCCCACACGATGAACCTCGTCCGCGATAAGAAAGCCAAAGCCTCGCGCCATCTCGTCGCCGTAGTCGCGGCTGGCGAGCGACGAGAGCATCCCAACGACAAAGTCGCAAGCATCCACCTCGCATTTTGCCTGTTGGACAATGCCAATTTTCGCGCCTGGCATAAATTTCGCAATCTGCTCAACCCATTGCTCCAACAGAAACTCTTTGTTGACCAATATCAACGTCCGACGCCCAAAGATCCTCGCTATTTGCAGAGCGCACACCGTTTTCCCCGAGCCGCAACCCGCTTCGAGGATGGTTCCTCCCCATGGGCGAGACCGCAAGATGGACGTGATTCGCTCGACGGTCTGCGCCTGTGTAGCGAATTTCCCCTTGTGTGAAACCAGGGACTCAAAATCGCCCATCGCCGCGCCATCAACGGTCAGGTCTTCAATTGGATGCTCAACCGTCCGCTTGGACCAATAGAACTCGCGGGGGATCCCAAAGAGCTGCCGCTCTTCGTCCTGCTTAAAAAGCTCGATGGGCTCGGGCGCATTTCGGTGCGCGGAAGTCTGACGCGGGACCTGCGTTAATTTGTCGCGCAGCACCGCCCTTTGCATGTCGGTGAACGACGCGTAGGGGCGCCAGGCCATCGAATCCACAATTGTATTGAACATAACACCGCGTATCCCAAAAAAATGGGGCGCGTCTGCACCCCCTTTAACTGACCTCGTCTATTTAACCCGATTTAACCCAGCACAGATCAGAAGGGAATGTCGTCGTCGTCTTGGGGCTGTTGCGCAGGCTGCCACTGCTGGCGATCTGCGCCGTTGCCGTTACCGCTGGCGTTGGCGTTGCCGTTGCCGTTGCCGTTGCCGTTGCCGTTGCCGTTGCCGTTGGCCGAGCCTCCCCCCGAGCGATTCGGGGTCCAGGTCGAACGCTGTGGACTCGTCGCGTTTGACCCGTAACTCGCCCCGCGAGCATTGCCACCACCAGAGCCGCCGCCAGAGCCACCGCCAGAGCCACCAAACGAACTCTCACCCCGCGATTTCGGCTTGGGCATGAAGCCCTTCATCACCGCTTCGAGCTCATTGTGGGTATGCGGGATCATGACCTTGTGCCAGTCAAACGGCTTGATATTGAGATTGAACTCGCCACGACGCGAGTCGTCAGCGCCAAGCTGCGTGATGTACTCCCGCCAATGCTCACGTGGGACAAATTCAACGAACTCGAGCTCGTCACCAGTTGATGCTGCGTTCGGGCCTGAGCGCGTAATGTCGAAGACGCAACCCGCCAAGTTTCCGCCACGCTTCGCAATCTGCCGCTTGATCGTCTGCAAGAAACCGGGGCTCTTTTGCGATCCAACTCGTGCACCATACGCCTCGACGTCGAATTGATAGAGGACGCCCTTGTCGCTCACATAGCCTTCGATTCGGGCCGAGCCATCCGAGCCAAAGGTTACGTTCCCGAGATTGCAGACCGAGAAGTACCCAAGGTAGCTCGGGAAAAGCTTCCCCTCGCACGGCGGGCAGCCATTTGAGTCGATCCCGTTTTTCGTCAGGCAAATGCATTTGTCGGTGCCTCGCCCTGTCACGTCGTACAACGAGTGCTCGAACATGAGAAACGGCAGGTCATCCATGAAGAGGAATCGCTTCGTGACCCCAGGTGGCAACCAAGTGCGCCGAGGGGCGTGATCGCTGCCGAAATTAACGTACTCCTGTGGTTCGGAGTTGTCCCAACTTTGTGCTCCCCAATTCATGATGTGCTTCCTATCCTATCCTAGTGGTGTGGTTTTGTTACGGCTCTCGTGGCCGTCGTCTTGGAATGCTCAGATTCCAAGATCTACTGTTCGTCAATTCTCGAATCCCGTCAAATTAAAAAAGCATGGTCTGGAAACAGTGCCCGAATTTCTTGTTCCGTGAGCGCGCCTGGATCGGTGCCGTCCGGAATGGTCACTAATTCGCAACTTCGGCCGGCCCGCTTGCACTGCGCCTCGATCGCGCTGTTGAGCTCCCGACCGGCCTTATCTCCATCGCCGGCAACGACAATCGGGCAGCTTAATTCAAAAATCAAATCCAATTGATCGGGGTTCACTTGCGCGCCGAAAACCCCCATTGGGTTCTTTACTCCAAACTGTTGGAGGCGCGAGCAGTCCGTCGAGCCTTCGAGAATCACGACCGAGCCGCCCTCGTAAAGATGAATGCCGTAAACCGAACTGCGACGCCACATGCCCGGGAAATTCCAGTATTTCACGTAGCTTTGCCGGCAACACTCGCACTTATGCATGTGCACTTTCTTTCCCCGTTTCTCGGACTTTTCCTTGTCGACGATGGATCGCCCGCACCGAAAGCAATGGTCCGCGTCCCAGCAAATGCGGCCCGTGTACCCCACAATCTCTCGATTCTTGTCGCGGCAAACGAAAATCCACCGATGCCGGTTCGGGTCGTAGCCCATCCCCCATCGCTCCCACATTTCCGGAGTCACCCCGCGCTTGAGGGCGTGCTCCGGAATCGGCTGACGATGCCACCAATCGAATGTTTCCGGTGCAGGCAAATCATAGTGCACCGCTTCGCCTTTCGGCGTCATGTCCTCCCAAAGCGTCTCCGTAACACCTGACGGCATCGGGCCTGGCTTCCAATCCGCCAGTCGGCGAATCCCCGCTTCACCAACGAGGGCCCCCCCAGGACGATACTCAAGCCGATGTTGCTTGGCCGCCGCTTCTGAACTTCTCTCGGCTTCCTCGTAGACGAGTTGATTCGCCAACGGGAACCAGCTTCCGCCGTGCGTCATCATTTGCCAATAGAGCCCACGCATCGAGCCCGCCGCCCCGCAGGCGAGGCATTTGTATCGAAGGTTGCCATGACTCGATCGATAGATGCCAAACGAAGGATGGCCGTCGGTCCCGCCGGCGTGAGTCCATCTTGCAAGTGGGCACGACGAATGGATCTTTGCCCCGCGAATCTCAATATCTTCTGCGCCGAAAATCCCCAGTAGCTCAACGACCTGATTCGGCGTCATTCGACCCTCTTTTCAGCTGCAATCGATTGCAGCGCGTCTATTGCGCAAATTTGCTTCGTTCGATTCGGCGACGCGGAGCTGCATTTTGAGCGCGCCGCGAAGCTCTCGACTCACGATTCTCGGGCACCGGGAAGCCCGACGACTCGAACCCTATTGGGTCTGGCCGAGCCCGTACCTCGACCGCGTCCGACGGACCACGAAGGCGACCTCGCGGACCAAAGCCAGGCCGGTCACGCGCAAGCGAGACGTTGCACACTCGGCCATCCAGAGTCGCGCCATCCAACTCGAAAGCGGCGGTTGCAGCCTTGCTGCATTCGAACTCAACAAACCCAAACCCACGCGACGTGCCCGTTTCCAAACACCGCACAATCTTGCAATGAATGACCGTGCCAAATTGTACGAACACCTCAGCGAGACGCTTTTCATCCATGTCGTAGGGCAACCCGCCGACGAATAGCTTGCTGACCTCAAGCGACATCGTTCCCATCTCCAAGCAGCTCATTGCCATCGAGCCCGATTAGCCCCGTTTTGCGCCGAAGCTTGCCCTTTCGCTGGACGTGATCAATCGACGTAATCGTGCCTTCGGCCACGGCGTTCATCCAGCCGACCGAGGGGTCGTCGGGATTCACGACGCGCATAATCTCTCGACCGAGCGCGTACCAAGCTCGGAACAACTCGACGCCTGAGACCTCCGCTCCCGCCTTCCCATCTCGACTCATCACTGCGAACGCCGGCCCCGTAATTTGGTTGCGGACCAAGATCTGCACGACAGCATCACAAGCCACCAAGTCCTTCGGCACCTCAAGGAGATCGATGCCTTCTGGATAGCCGCGCACGCCAACGCCAAGATGACAGACCCCTGCCACCCCGCCACTGCTATGGTTCTCAATCGTCTCTTTTTTATTGTCCATTATTATTCCTCACTTCTCAGTACGGGACCCCATCCGGGTCCTTCGTCCAACGTTGCTTCCCAAACTTCTTGAGGTCCTGAATCGCTTTTGCCGCTGCCTTCGCGTCGCCTGTTTTTTCTTTATCTTCAAACTCCTCCGCATCGGGGATCTCATCGAAGAGCATCTTGTCGAAATCCCAATGACAGGTCACTGCCCCACGCGGCCAAACCCCTCGTCGAACCTTGGCGCAGTGAAGCTTCATCCGACGGTCTCTCTTCATGTCGGGAGTCTGCTCCATGACCCACACCGAATAAGCGTCCCAAAGCAGCTGATCGGAAAGAGCAATTGCACCCTCCGTGTATCCCATACCACCCGCACTTCTCGCTTTCGTTGCATCGCGACTTAGCTGGTGATTGGCGACCAATGCGGACCCGAAAAGTCGCCTGTACTCACGCATTTGGATTCGAAACCACTCCACGCCCCGTTTGAGGTTTTCGCTTCGATCCCGCCCTCCAAAGGGCAAGTTATAGAACGCATCGACAACGATCAGCTGCGGCTTACAGGCTCGAATGTATCCGTCGAGCTCTTCGGGCGTGAGCCCATCGTCAGGGTCGGCGATCCAGAGCCCCGTCTTCCCCCGACTCGATGCAATCGTTTTTTGCAAGCCGAGCAGCTCGAAGTCGCTCAATTTTCCGAGCATAAACTTCGAACTCGAAACCCCAGATTCGAACAGGAAAAAACGCTCCGCCGACTCGTCTTTGAACATCTCCGCGGAGATCACCAATACCGTATGCCCATTCTTCCAGGCATGACGGGCCACAATCCACGCGGCATTCGTCTTGCCAACACCCGGGCGCGCGATCATGTACGTTGTCGTCCCAGGCCAAAGACCGGCAGTCGTACCGGTCACAGTTGGCCAAGGCATCTCGATTCCGCGCTCACCCGACGCCAGACGCTTGTATTGCTCGAGCATCCCACCGCCCAAGTCAGTGACGGACGTCGGCATTTTGGCCGAAAGCGAAAAGTGATTCTGCTCAACAAACGTCGTCGTGAGCTTGAGCGCCTTGACGGGGTCATTGGATTGCAGCGCTTGACTTACGACCGCTTGCTGGGACTGGAGCGCCCCAAATAGCTTGCGGTGAAGCATCTCTTTGACCAGCCACTCCGGCTCACCTTCACTTTCCGGGATCGAGACACCAAGCACCGACTCGAGCACCTCGAGGCTCGGGAGCTTCCCATGCTCCAAACGGTGCTCGACAATGAATCGGAAGGCCTTTTTTGCAAAAGGGTCCTCAAAGTCGTTCTCGTTGACCCCAAGGTTCGGCAGACGCTTGAGCAACTCAACGTCAGCCAATACGGCTCGAATTATGCCAGCCTCTAAATCCATCTATGTCACACTTCTCCGACGCGGCCTTCGACCCAACACATGGCCACGAATGGCCAAATAGCAGTGAACGCAGGGACTCAATCCATCCCGGAGAACAGCTCATCAATTCGGGCTTTATCCCGCAATCGACGATCCGGGCCGCCCACATAAAAGAGGGTCACGCATTCCTTTAGCGTTTCCATCGTCGAACGCTTGAGCGCCGCTCGCAATTGCTCGGGGCAAAAGTTGGTCGTGATAAGCGTGACCTTCTGGGCAGCGCTACGTTTGCGGATCAAGTCATCGACCAGCCGCATTCCAAAGCCGGTCCGGTCCTCGGTCCCCTTGCCAAGATCGTCAATAACAAGCACGTCCACGGCGCACGCACGCTCCCAAATCGTCTGCTCTTCATCGAAAACCTCATTGTCAATCACGACGCGCTTGAGGTCCGAGGCCGCAAGGAAAAGGACCAGCCGCGAGGCTCGACGAGCCATCTTGGCGATCACCACGGCCATGCCTGTCTTCCCTCGACCATTGGCACCCCAAAGCACGGCGCCAATGCCCGCGTTCAAGAACGTCTCGAAGTTCTCGAAATATCGATTCACAAAATCCAAGCCAGACCGGCCACTCTCGGATTCGGACGACACGTCATCGACCGTACAGCCCCAAAACCGCCGAGGCAGCCTCATACGCTCAAGGTCCTGCCGGTCAAGCTCGCGTAAGTCACCATTAAACTGAACGTTAGTCATTTCGCCCCCAATTCGAACGGGCTAATTCCGGTCGAAATTCATCGCTGTCTTTTCCGTTTTGATGTTTCAGCGCCTTGCCTTCATCACCTTGCCCTACTGCGCACCGTGGGGCATTCGATCGGTATTCGTCAACATATTCATCTTTCTGACTCTCCGATTCTTCTTCGTCACCCCAGCCCACGGGGTTCTTGGGCGCCTTCCAGCCGTAGTGTGCTCCGGGGTCCTTTGGCTCCTCTTCGTCGCCCCAACCCACTGGATTCTTAGGGGCCTTCCAGCCGTAGTGAGCTCCGGGGTCCTTTGGCTCCTCTTCGTCGCCCCAACCCACTGGATTCTTAGGGGCCTTCCATTGGTCTTCGCCTCTGCCCTTGTCGCTCCGATGCGCCGGAGGCCTTTCGAGCGTTGTCGGCTCTGGCGGCCGAGGGCTCGTTCGTTCATGCTCCTGCATTTGGTAGTCGGCAAACACTTCATTGCGCACTGCCCAAAGCCGATTGACAGTTGGCTCTCGTGCAACTTTATCATGGGCATCCGCGGAATACTCGCTAAAACGCTCAAAAAAGAAGCGAGCTGCCCCAAAAGTCAACTCGTCACCGTATCCGTCAAGAAGCCGGCGACCAATTGAAAGCTCGGCTCTCGACCATCTGGAAACCAGCGCCTTGAATCCCAATCGCTCTTGCTGCAACTCGCGAAAAAGTGATTCGAGGTCATACGCGGTCGCCTTCTTCGAAACATCTTCCCCCCCAAATTCCCCCCGACGTGTACGGGCTTGCCTTGGCCCATCGTCCGTCTTCCGTGCCTCCGCTCGTTTTGCATCCCGCGCGTCTTTCTTGGCTCGCGACGCAGCATTGAGCTCTCGCGCCTGCGTACCCGCTCGCTTTAGCTTTTCAATAGCAGCGACCACCCGCTTCGTTTCGCTCTTCATTCAATCGCCTCCACGTTCACATTCTCGTACCAACGCAACGAGTGTCCCCGCTTCACAAGCAGCTGCTGCCACACACGAGGCGCATCCATCCCCACCCGCGCCAGAAGCTCGCGCGAGGTGACCTCGAGCTCTGCATCCGTCAAGGTCGCCATTGCCTCATGAAAATTTCGGACTTCAACGACCAGCCCGCGGCCAGCGGGGATCTTGACCTCGTCACCAATTCGAAACTTTTTCGGCTCGCTCATTGGGGCCTCGCTCCGAGCGATCCGAGCTCGGTAACCCAGACGCAATCCTTGTTGCGCCGAAGCCTGGCGATCGAGATTTCGAACAGCTCATCCATCCAAATCGGCGCGAGCAAGGTGCCGCGCGCGATGATCCAACCGTCTTCACGCAGCACCCGTCGACGGACATCGTTGCGATCAAGACCGTGCTCGCTGGCGAGGTATGCCGAAAGCTCATTGATCTCCGCAAGACGCTCATAGACGCCTGTTTGACGCGGCGCCACATTGACCACGACATCTTTACTGAGCTCCAACGAAAACGGGTTACTCCCGCCTTCAACTTCTCGACGTGCAGCGTCTTCAAGACGACGCGTCATTCGACCCATACACAGGCCCAAAGCTGGGGCCTCCTTCGACCGATCTTCAACTCCACTTTGCCACCATAATTCCTCGCGCATAGCTCTACTCTCCACTTTCTAAAACACTGGTCATCCCTACGAACGCGAACCGAAACGGCTCGCCAGCAATCTCTAAGTTCGCGGTTCCCAGGAGCGCGAACTCTTCTTCTTCTTTCGCTCCGTGAGGTAGACGAGATTGACCTGCAATCGGTTCTTTCCTCCCCACGCAGCGACCAACGTGCGAATCGCCGAGATCACCGAACCTCCTTGGCCGACGACTTGACCGATGTCCCGGATGTCTGTCTCGATCTCGACCGTCATGTAGGTCTCGCTATCGATCACTTGAACATCGATTGAGCCCTCTTCATCGTGGTCGACAATCTCCTCAATGATATGAAGCACGAGATATTTGAGATCGTCACAAATCGTTTTGCACATCGCCGCTTCCATCTAAATCCCCATGTCCTCAAGTTCGGTTTCAAGTCGTTGACGATCGCGCTCAAGGCTCTTCATTGCTTGGGTGGCTGAAATGCCGCGGCGCTCGGCTGCCATCGTAATTAGCGCCCGTTCACGCGCCCGTTGGACCTCGCCAATCCGCCTCGCGTGACGTCGATACATCGCTCGCATTTCGATCACCCAAGGCGTGGGATACCCCCCGTGCTTGCTCCCAAGAAGTCGGTACTGATCAAACTTCGCCTTTTCCCGTGGGCTTAATTTCGCCACGGCCAACCCCGCAATTAAGTCCCCGACGCTTAGCTCGTCCACACCTTCACTTTATCCTG